GCTAATATAAATTTTCAAGTGCAACAATTAGCTCAACAATTAGCTAATGAAATGATTGCTAATCAACAAAATGCAAATCAGTTGCTTCGCAATGGTCGTACCTTTACTAAATTTGATATGGCAAATGATGTTATTGCTAATCAAACGGAAGTTGTAACCGCAGGTTTGTGGAGCGATAATTTAGCTAGCTTAACTACTTATTTTACTGCATCAACTCAAACAACTACACAACGCAAATATTATGTAGATGTATTGCAATCAGCTCCGACAGCAGATGGTGCAGCAGTACAATATGCATTAGCTTATGGAAATGCTTTAGGTAGTGGATCTGATTCAACAGGTCAATTAAATGATTCACCTAGCCGCGCAGTATATTCACAATTCAAACAACTTTTATTGAATGCAAATGATACTCGCTTTACGACTGCTGGTTCTGGTTCTACTGATTCAATTTATGTGGTTAACTTTAAACGAAATCGTTTAAAAGAGCGTTTAGATGCAGGTAATTTTGAATTGCCATTAACCAATATCACATCTAGATCAGTAAATGCTACCGGTAGTGTTGTAGTTGGTAACCGAGTAGTAACATTAATTGATGATTCTTCTATCAAAGCTGCTTCTGTAGGTAGCTCTGGAAAAGTATTAAATATCGTATCTGGTTCAGTGAATGGCGGAGTGCATAACCCAACCAATCCAGTTTATTTTGGTTTAGTTTATCCTGATTATGGTACTATGATTTTAGATGGTAAAATGTTGGATCAGCATTTAGGATTTAAAACTAATGTATCATCTAGTTCAGAAGGTAACAACCATTTTGCATTGCATCATTCTATTTCAGGTTCAGCATTATTTACGGATCCTACTACAAGCGATTCATATGGATTTATTGCTCGTAACTCTGAAAAAGTAACAAGCACGCATTATTTTGTAAGAATTAAAAATGCTGAATACAATTTCTCAAATAACCCTTCTTATGTAACAGGTAGTGTTGGTGAATTATCTCAAACAACATTTGTGAATGATCCTAAAACATATATTACTACAGTTGGTTTATATAATGATAGTCAGGAATTGTTGGCAGTTGCTAAACTTTCTAAACCATTATTGAAATCATTCTCCCGCGAATCATTAATTCGAGTGAAATTAGATTTCTAAAATAATCAAGCACTTTCAATCCCGGTGATATTTATATTAAATGTCCCGGGATTTTTACTATAATGGCAACCACAAAAATAACAAATAATGAATTAGATATCGATCAGGGTATTTATCCTTCTGTTTTCAAGAAGATTGATCCTACTGATGTTAGAATATCTCCATTTCAATCTTATAAGAAATGGATGCTTTATTCTGGTAGTGCTACTTCAAGTGCATTGCCTTTAAAAGGTGTTTATACTGCGACATTGCCCCCATTAGGCACAACATTAACTTATAATGATGCTGCAAATGTAGATGGGTCATTGCAGAGTGTAACATATTATTCGCTTACGCATCTTTTTGGCAATTTATATCAATCTGCAAGTTGTTTGTCAATACCACAGAAACGAGTTGGGGAAGGTATAAAACCTGCTTCATTTAGTTTTACCTCATCTGTCTCAGGATCTTATTATGCATTACCAAATGGTGATATAGTTGATGCGGGTATTGCTGCATCGAGTATCGTTACTGGTAGTATTAGATTTTATGAAGGATTTAATCAATATTTCGATGCAAAACGAAATCCTTACACTACTTGGACGGGTATTGAAATTGTAGATGGAGTACGTACTGATACAGGCCGTCAACTTCCGGTAGGTAAAGCTGCTAAATTTTCAGGAGCAGGATATTTTGAAACACCATTAACTGGTCGATTCGATCGTTTTTCTGATTATGCAATTTCATTTTGGGTGTCAGCATCTAATGCAGGAACTGCAAATCAATTGATAATGGGTAAGGTAACAAACTTGAATACTCCAACTACTCCATTTAAAATTGAATTACAAACTGATAATCGTGTTAGTTTTATTGCGGCTGGTACTACTACATTTAAAACACAAGTTACTTCATCAACATCAGTTTTTACTGAGTGGCGTCATGTGGTATGTCAGAAGTCAGGTAGTTGGCAACAAATTTGGGTTAATGGTGTATTAGAAGCATCTACAAGTAGTTCATTGCTAATGACTCAAATCAACCCATCTTTGCCAACAACACGCATTGACAACGTAGCTCCACTCAAAATAGGCGGATATTCTGCTAATAGCTCAAATCTTACGGGCTTTTTAGATGAAGTTAGAATCTTTAACCAGGCTTTAACTCAAGCACAGGTAAGTGCGTTAAACAACCGAAATGAGGGCGGCACCTTTTTACAAACTCAAAAAGTTGGAAAAGTTCATGCAGCACATGGTGTTGCTTTGTTTTCAAGTCCTGATTATCGAGTGTCAGATTTATTAAATACACCATATACTGCATCATATCAAAGTACAGTTACGCGTTATGAATTGTCTGCTTTAGTTAAAATGAAATCAACCGATTTTAATTTGTCAACGAACTTGACTTTAACAGAGGATGATGATGCAACATATTTATCATTCGTAACAGGTAGTGACTTTAAACCGTATATGACTACAATTGGTTTATATAATGCAGCAGGTCAATTATTAGCAGTTGCAAAATTAGGTCAACCTATTAAAAAGCGTAGTGATATTGATACTAATATTTTAATGCGAATCGATTTAGATCGAACCATATTATTAAAAGGATGATGTGATTAAGTTAAAACATTTACTTTTCGAAATGTCAGATGTTGATATCCAACGGTGTCTTGAGAAAATACGAAATAAACAGTATACTTTTATTGCTGCGGGCGATAATGGTAAAGTGTATCATATTGATGGAGAAGATAAAGTATTTAAAATTACAGGCGATCGAGATGAATATGAGATTGCTGAAATTTTAGTGGATCGTTCTAATGAATTTACAACGTTTATTCCGGTTTATTATGTAGATGGTAACAACATGTACATTGTAGCAAATGCAGATACTTTGCCGGCTCATATTCGCAAAGAGATTGATATGTTTATGGATGACTTTGCTTTATTTTCACGAGATGAAGGTGGCGAGGTTTCAATATTTGATTTCTTGCCAGATGCAGGAGAACTTAACCTACAAATAGAAAATTTTTTAACGGCTTTGCAAGCAGATATTGCAAAACTAAATGTACCAGAATTTGAATTAGATTTTGATTTCCGGGCTGATAACTTAATGATATATAATGGTAACCTAGTAATGGTGGATTGGTGATGAATATTTTAGAAACAATTATTCGCGGTGTTTTATTGGAAGACACGACAAAAGCAAAACTTCGCAGCATGGATGCTGCTGATTTCCAAACGGCAAAAAGAGCCGGCGCTGTATTTGCATATTATGCTGTAGTAAAAGGCGTAAAAGATGAAACGTCATTATTGAATGCAGTAGCAGGTGCTACAATGGGTAGTCAAGGTACTGATACTCGAGTAGGTGTTGGTGCAACAGGCCCATATGCTAATGGTAACTTTGTGTATGTAGTGAATACTGATGATGTGCAACGAAAAAATGTTGTGTCTGTGTGGATTATGCCTGCTTTACCGTCTGTTAACTCTTTTGGTGGTGCTGATAAATCTAAAGATCAAACAGAACCAGATACGAAAGTTGCACGTGTTGGATTGAAGATTGGTCAATCTAATATGATAACTAAATCAGCATATCTGAAAAGAGCGGAAATAGTTAAAAAATCAAACCCTTCTGCGGAAGTAGCTGATGTAACTCAAATGCAAGATAATACAACGGGTATGCAAAAAGCTGCAGCAGCCGTAGAAAAAGTTGCCGATAAAGTTACGGGTAACACAGATGATGCTGCTGCAGGTACGTCAACTACAGCTGAAAAGAAACCGTGGGACGGACAACCGTCGCCAAAACAAGCGGGATATCCGTATAAATGGTGGAATGGCCATAATATGGTGCAGCCGAATATGCAAGGATTATGGGATATGGTATATACAATGGGTCCTACAGATGAATGGGTTTATTGGAGGGAAACTGAGGATACATGGTCTGCTATTAAAAAATCGGAGTTCGAATCTACGTATTGGACTCGTGGTTGGCAAGACGCAACAAGAGCACCGAGTTATAAAGACTTAAATAAAAAAGCAATAAACGCTGTTGAAGCAAAATTTGGATATGGCGAAAGCTCATTTAGGAAATACCCAAATTCTGCACCTTCATTAGAAGTTACGTTAAGCCAAGATCAAAACCAAAACCAACAACAAAATCAAAACCAGGATCAACAACAAAATCAGAACCAAGGCGGTTTGAAAAAAGGTGATACATTGAGTTGGAATGTTAAAACAGATGGCAAAGTTTACATACCAGTGTATTATTATGATAATAAAACGAAAAAGTTTATTCAATTTTCAAAAGCTAGTGGAAAACATACTTGGCAAGTTGGTGCAACGAAACCGAAATTTCAATCTGCAAGTACTAATAAAAAGTATTATTTTGTAGATATAAATGGCAGTAAATTTTGGATTGAAGCAAAAAACGTAAAATAAAATAAGGTAACAAGTTATGCCTCGAAATCATTTTCACAGCTCGGGAAATTCAAAACGAGCTAATGCTTTAAAGCATGGTTATAAATCAGGATTAGAACTTACTGTTGCAGATCAAATAAAAAGTACTGAATATGATTTGAAATATGAAACAGAAATCTTAAAATATATAGTACCAGAGCGTGCTGCCAAGTATACTCCTGATTTTGTATTCACTAAAAAGAATGGTGAGTTAATGTTTGTTGAAACAAAAGGACGATGGACTAGTGCCGATCGTCTTAAAATGAAACATGTATTAGCTTCGAATCCTGGAGTAGATATACGAATGGTATTTCAAAACCCTAACCAAAAAATCACAAAAGGCAGCAATACAACATATGAAACTTATGCAAATAAGCTGGGTATTCAACATGTTGCAAAAAAAGATATTCCGGCGATTTGGCTTGAAGAATGCGTGAAATCTGGCGAAGTTCCTAAGATTGTAAAAAAATTCTTCTAAAAAGGTTGGAAATGTGAAAAATTTTTCATATTCATTAGGTATTAATGAAATTTATTTTATTAATAGATTGAATGATTTATTCATTCGATCGTTGGACCGAATATGAAATGTTTGTGTCTGACTATTATTAATATTAATTAATATTATATTAATTTAATTAAATATTATTTTGATTATTCAGTATAATTTATTATAATAATATTAATGAAGAACTTGAAATTACTTCAATTATTAGAATCAGTATTAGGTAAAGGTAAAACTACATCTGGTAATAATATCGCGTTCTTTTCCCCATTTACTTCACATTACAAACCGAAATTAGAAATTGATATCAATACCACATCAGATGGTGAGAATGCTTGGCATTGTTGGATATCAGATAAAAAAGGCCGAAGCATTTCGAGTTTATTTAAACAAATGAATTTGCCTAAACAATATTTCGAACAATTAAATAAAATAATTGAATCATCGAGATATAGAAACGTTTCTTCAGAAGTTAAAAAAGCAGAGACAATTGCTTTACCAGCAGAATATATTCCACTTTGGAAAACAAAAAATACACCTGACTTTCGCAATGCAATTGCTTATCTTAAAAAGCGAGGCATAACTATTTTTGATATTTTGAAATATCGTATTGGTTATTGCGAAGCTGGAGAATATTCCGGTAAGATTGTTATCCCAAGTTATGATTGCGATGGACAACTTAATTATTTTGTTTCTCGAGCATTTTATTCAGCAGATAAATTTAAACACAAGAATCCTAAAGTATCTAAAGATATCATTGGGTTTGATTTGCTAATTAATTGGAATGAGCCAATTATTTTATGTGAAGGTGCTTTTGATGCAATTGCAGTTAAACGCAATGCAATTCCACTTTTTGGTAAAATAATTCAACCAGCACTTCAGAAAAAGATTATTGAAAAA